GGAGGAGTTTATGCATTTAATGATCAAGTAGCAGCCCCATGGTTTGCACCAGCTGGTATTAATAGAGGAGGAATAGGATCCGTTATTAGAGCTGAACGTAAATTAACTCAAGCTAATCGTGATGATTTATATTCTGCTAATGTTAATCCATTAGCTACTTTTCCTTTAGAAGGTGTTGTTGCTTTTGGACAAAAAACATTACAAAAACGTCCAACATCTTTAGATAGGGTAAATGTAAGACGTTTATTAATTGAATTAAAAGGTTTCTTAGGAGATACTGCACGTAAATTAGTATTTGATCAAAATACTCAAATAACAAGAAATCGTTTCTTATCAGTTGCTGATCCTTATTTAGAATCAATTACTCAAAAACAAGGATTATATACTTATAAAATAATAATGGATAATAGTAATAATACTTCAGATGTTATTGATAGAAATCAATTAGTAGGTCAAATTTATATTCAACCAACTAGAACAGCTGAGTTTATAATTCTTAATTTTACATTAACACCAACAGGTGGAAGTTTTGATTAAATAAAAATAAACTGAATGGAATAGAACCCAACTTATATGTTGGGTTCTTTTATCTCCATTATGAATTTATAATTTCCACAATCCCATACTCTATTATATCCATTATTTAACATATTTTGATATTCTGATAATGTAGAGTCAAATTTATCTAATTTATCTTTAAGCATATGTTTTTGGAAATTCATTCTATTATATATTTTTAAATTTTTCCAATAAAAATAATTAGGTTTAGAAAATGAATCAAAATTAAATCCAATAATATTATACATATTTCCTAATGAATAACGCCTATCAGCAAAGGTTATTAATTTAGTAGGTTTATAATTTTTAATAAAATATTTTAATAATCGCGAAGCTCCACCTATTACATTGGTGTTTATTAAATTACAGAAACGCATCATTTCTATGGACCCATCTTGTTTAAATCTATTTTTACCAAATGTCATGATACTAACTAATTCATTATTGTAATATAAACCTAAATTAATTTTAGAAATACAATTTCCTTGTATATGATTATTATTTAGAAATAATTGTTTATCATTTGAAGATAATTCTCGTATTTCACATTTTCTAGCAAAAATACGATTTGATGTTAATTTTAATTTATTTAATATTATAGAAGTAATTATGGATTTTTTATAAATCCATTCATAATCAAATATATGTAAAAGCTGTATTCCTTTATCTAAACAATCTTGAGTTTTGCTTAAATGGTAATTTTTATATTTTCCCCATATTTCTGAGTGCCAATATATACCATTGATTTCAATAGCTAAATTGATGTGAGGTAAATATATATCTAATTCTCTACCTTTTAAAATACTTCTGTCTTTCATTATGATAGGACCATTATAATATGATTTGATTAATCTTAATATTTCTTCTTCAATAATAGAATAACCTTTATATTTACTACATTTAGAACAAGTAGGTAAATATCCACTTTGTAATGATATATCAGTAATTAAATTACATTCATTACATTGGAATTGAAATCTTGAATTTGGATCTTTAACTTTATTATCTTCTATACATTGTCTACTGAATAGAGGTTTAAGTTTATTTAATTCACAATATTTTTCAATTTTTTCCCATTTAATCCATGAAAATTTTTCTCTATTATATTCTCTTCCTTTTAAAGCTTCAGATACTTTAGCAGCAATTTTAACATTTTTCATTGGGTTTTCAAATCCGTATTTAATAACATATCCATTTTTTATTTTATTTTTGATAATTTCAGATGAAAAAGGATTATCTACACCATGATTTTTAATAAAATTATTTTTATAAGTTTGCATTATTTCTTTAGATTCTAATGGAGATTTAACTCCATATTTCTCTAAATTAGTTACATCTCGTTTAATTAACCAATCTTTATTTTTAGATTTTGTATATTGTTGTGCACATTTTTGTGAACAATATTGTCTTTCTTTATATTTAGGAATTTCAAATTCATTATTACAATTTTTACATATAATAATTTTATTTTTATCTAATTTAATTTTTCTACCCATATCTTTTGGTTCATATGCTTTATATTGGTAAATATAAAAAAAAGACTAAGACCACCAAATATTTTAAAATATTATATATTTATTGAAAAATAATAACAATGCCAAGAATATTAGATACAAATGAGATATTTTTTACAGCCTATGAACCCCAAGTTGAAAATAGATTTATATTTGAAATAGATGGAATTCCTGCATATTTGATTAAAAAAGCTTCAGCTCCAGGTTTTGATGCAAATGAAATTACATTAGATCATATTAATATTTATCGTAAAGTAAAAGGTAAAGTTAAATGGAAAGATGTAAATATAGAATTATATAGTCCTATAGTCCCATCAGCAGCTCAAGCAGTTATGGAATGGGCTCGTTTAGCTCATGAATCAGTAACAGGTAGAGATGGTTATAGTGACTTTTATAAAAAAGATTGTACTATGTCAATTTTAGGACCTGTAGGTGATGTAGTTTCTGAATGGAAACTTAAAGGAGCGTTCTGTAAATCTGCTGATTTTGGTAATTTTGATTGGTCTAGTGGTGAGAATGCTGTTACTATTTCAGCTACTCTTTGCATGGATTATGCTATCTTGAATTATTAAAATATTTTAATTGTCTTAATTCCTCTTATATATATTTATAGGAGGAATTTTATATTACATTAGTTTACACCAACAGGAATGAGAGCTCAAACAAAAGAAAATTTAATACAACGGATTAAAGATTATTATAATAATCCATATTTCAGCTATGATAAAATAATTTATTCAAACTCTAATAATTCAATAATAATAACATGTAATAAACATGGAGATTTTAAAATTATTCCTTATAAATTATTTAAAAGTAAAGTATCACCCTGTCCTAAATGTAGAAAGGAACAATTAAATTTTAGAGTAATAGATACAAATACATTTATTCAAAAAGCTAATATAATACATTCAGATAAATATGATTATTCTATAACACATTATAATGGTAATTCTAATCCCTTAAGTATTAATTGTAATGAACATGGCAGTTTTGAAATTATAGCAGATGAACATTTATCTTCATTAAGAGGATGCCCCAAATGTGCTAATAATAATATAAAGTTAAAAGATAAAGATATATTAAATAGATTTCAGCAAATCCATAATGGGTTTTATAAATATAATTCACTTAAAAGGAATAATACTATGGATGAAATTGAAATAATTTGTCCTAATCATGGTATGTTTAAACAAAGAATTAATTTACATTTATTAGGTCATGGATGTCAAAAATGTGGTTATAACTCTAGTAATACTAAAGACTTTATTCAAAAAGCTAATATAATACATTCAGATAAATATGATTATTCTAAAGTTAATTACTTTAATAATAAAACTCGAATAATAATAACATGTAATAAACATGGAGATTTTGAAATTAGACCTGATGATCATTTAAAAGGTGCAGGTTGTCAAAAGTGTTCATTTGAAAATATAAATTATTCATCTTTACATGAAATTGAAATAAGAGATTTTATATTAAATATCAACCCTAATATAAAATTAATTGAAAGATATAGGTTAGGTAGAAAAGAAATTGATTTGTATTTTCCAGATTTTAATTTAGGAATTGAATTTAATGGAACTTACTGGCATTCTCATTTAAATAAAGATAAAAACTATCATAAAGAAAAATCTGAATATTTTAAATCTAAACATATACAAATATTTCATATATGGGAATATAATTGGGTTAATGCTATTAAAAAGAATATTATTAAATCTATGATAATAAATAAACTCAATCTAACGCCTAATAAAATATTTGCTAGAAAATGTGAAATACGTAATATTCTCGGTAAAGATTATAAAGAATTTTGTAATACTAATCATATTCAAGGTTATACACCATCTAAAATTAAACTTGGTTTATATTATAATAACCAATTAGTAGCTTGTATGGGATTAGGTAATTTAAGAATTAATTTAGGAAATAAAATTAAAAATAACAATAATTATGAATTAATTAGATATTGCACTTTATTAAATACAAACGTTGTAGGTGGTGCTTCACGATTATTAAAATATTTTGAACTTAATTATAATCCAGGAAAATTAATTAGTTATGCTGATGGAGATTATAGTCAGGGAAAAATGTATGAAAATTTAAATTTTAACAATTTAGGTTTAAGTAGTTTATCTTATGTTTATTTTAATCCTAAAGAACAGAATGTTAGAAATAGATTTACATATTGCAAACAAAATTTAATAAAATTGGGTTATGATCCAAATATGACTGAATTTGAAATAATAAATAAAATGAAATTATGGAAGATATACAATTCAGGTACATATAAATTTGAAAAAATATATTAGATATGGAATTGGAGCATAATATTTGGATTGTCAAGATTTTTCATATAACTTCAACTTTCTTATTTAATCATTTTAAAATATTTGGAAAATTAATAAAAATTATATATATTTATAACATATAATAAAAATTAATAAAATTAATAATATGAATGAATTAAGTGAAATAATAACATTACCTTCAAAAGGATTAATCTACTCAAAAGATTCTGCATTATCAAAGGGTGAAATTGAAATGCGTTATATGACCGCTAAAGATGAAGATATATTAACTAATCGCAGTTATTTAGAAAAAGGTGTTACTGTAGATAAATTGTTGCAGTCATTAATAGTTACTAAAATAAATTATGATGAATTAATAGATGGTGATAAAAATGCTATTTTAATTGCAGCAAGAGTTTTAGGTTATGGTAAAGATTATGAATTTGAATATATTCATCCAATTACAAAACAGAAAGAAAAAGGTAAAATAGATTTATCTACTATTAAAGATAAAGAAATCAATGAAGAATTATTTAAAGATGGAAAAAATGAATTTGAATTTAAATCACCTATAACTAATAATGTTATTGGTTTTAAATTTTTAACTCATGGAGATCATAAAAAAATTGATGCTGAAATTAAAGGATTATTAAAAATAAATCCTAATAATTCATTCGAATCATCCACACGTTTAAAACATACTATAATTAGTATAAATGGAAAACAAGATATAGCTAATATTAGACAATATGTTGATAAAGATATGCTTGTTCAAGAAGCTAGAGCATTAAGAAAATATATAAAAGAAATTCAACCTGATGTAGAATTAATATATTATCCAGAAGACACTGAGGAGGGTGTTAATGTCCCCATTGGGATTACATTTCTTTGGCCTGACTTCAAGCTATAGATTTAGCTTATTTTCAGAAATACATGAAATAATATTTAATAGCAAAGGTGCTTATGATTGGGAAACAGTATATCATATGCCTATTTGGTTACGTAAATTTACCTTTAATAAATTAAAGGAATTTTATGATAATGAAAATAAAAAGAATAGTGAAATTAATTCAAATAATTCAAAAGAATTAATATCAAAACCAAATATTCAACCAACTTATAATACAAAGAAAGCATCCAAATAGGGTGCTTTTTTTAATATTTATTAATATGATTAAATTAACCCAATTACTAAACGAACTAGGCATCAGCTCCCCAGGACGCGCATCCCTAGCGCAATTAAAGCGTTGGCAAGCAGAAATCCAAGCATCAGACGACACAATGACCCAAATAAAATTAGCGCTCAAATGCGCTGAAGGCGTTATATGGATATGGCGTGAGAAATACCCAACCGACAACCGCCCCCAAGCCGCACTTAACGCTGTCAAAGCATACATCAAAGACCCAAGCGAAGAAAACAAACAAAAATGCGCAAAGGCTGCTGATGATGCTTATGATGCTTATGATGCTGCTTATGATGATGCTGTTGTTTATATTACTGATGCTGCTGCCAATGTTGTTTATGTTGCTGCTAATGTTGCTGCTGCTGCTGTTTATGCTGTTTATACTAATGTTGCTGCTGCTGCTGCGGCTGCTAATGCAATCCACGCTTTAACCATATACAAAAATAAATAATTTAATATAAATAAAACTTTTAAGTAATTAAATAAATGGCTGCTAGAAATATAGGTAATGCAGATGCATCAAGAGAAAAATTAGCTCAACAACAAATTGGTGAGCTAGGTAAAGCATATGAAAATGCAGCAAATCAAGCCAAAAGGCTTAAGGATAGTACATTAGAATTAACTGATGGTGAAAAAGAATTAATTAGTTTATCTAAACAATTAGAATTATCATTATCCAATATAGTTGCTTCAAAAGTATTATATAATAAAGAAAATAAAACATCAGCTGAAATTAGTGAAGAAATAAAAAATTTAGAAAAAAGTTTATTAGAACACAACAAAAATAAACTAACTATCCAAAATGAAATTAATAGAGCTTTAAATAAAGAAATAGATAATGTTACTAGAGCAGAAAATTTAATTAATAATTTAAATATAGATATAGCTAATACTAAACAAAAATTAAATGATTCTGACGATAGATTAATTGATCTTAAATATAAAAATTTAGAGGATAGAGAGGAAAAATTATTAGCCCTTAGAGAAGGTAATATAAGTAAAGCAGATAGATTACAAAATAGAATAAATCAGAGAAATATAGATATAGCTAAAGAAGCACAAGATAATAAAGGTTTTAAGGATAATTTAAAAGATTTAGAAGAAGAAATTAAAAATCAACAAACTTTAAAAGATTTAGCAGAGGATAAAGTTGAAGCTTTAAACCAGACATATAATATTACTAATGGATTAGAAAATGAATTAGGTAATAATATTTCTAGATTAGAGGGTGCAAAAACAAAACAAGGTCAGAAAGAAGAAATAGAGAAACTTAGAAAATCTTTATTAGGAGAATTGAAAAATGCATTATTAGGAGCATTTGGTTTAAATAATTTAATTGATACATTATTTCAAGCAGATGTTTATGTTACTAACATGGCTAAAAATTTAGGTTTATCAAAAGATTATGTTAGAAATCTTAGATCTAATTATGTTGAATATGTAAAAACAGTAAAAGATGGTAGTTTATCAGTTACTGATATGCTTGAGGCTCAAACCAATTTAAATACTGAACTTAAAAATACTATAGAATATTCTAATGAAGAATTACAAACATTTAATGAAATAAATAAATTAATGGGTGTATCTACAGCATCATCTGCTAAATTAAAATTATTAGCTGATATTACTGGAGTAAAACAAAAAGATTACGTAAAATCAATACTTTTAAGTGCATTTACAGCTAAAGATATACTTGAAGTATCTGTATCAAATAAGGAAGTTCTTGAAGAAATAGGTAAATTAAGCGCTGGTATTTTAGTTAAATTTCAGGGAAATTCTATAGCATTAGGTAAAGCAGTTGTACAAGCTAAGGCATTAGGTTTATCATTAGAACAAGTAGATAAAATAGGTGAATCATTATTAAATTGGGAATCATCAATTGAAA